CATTTTTTAGTAATAGTAACGCCCTCTCTAGCTTCTTCTACTATTTTACCATATAAGTTTTTACCAATTCCTATTTTACTAGTAATTTGTAATATTTTTCCTATTCCTCCTATTGTTTTTTCTACATCTTTTTCTGTATCTAAGTAATCATTCGCCATTTCCACTTGTTGACTTGCAATGTCTAATGATTTTAATTGAGCAGCATATGCAGCTTCTGTTTGAGTTGCATATTCTTTTAAATATTCAAATTGTTGTTCTGCTAAATTTAATGCATCTAAAGCCGCTTGTCTTTCTGCTGCTGTTCCGGCTAAACTTTGTCTCTGAAACTCTAACTGTAGTTTTTTTATTTTTTCTTCTGCTGTTAATAGCTCTTTAGCTTGTGCAATACCTGCAGTATCAAGTTCTTTTTCTAATTCTTTTAATTTATTTGTTTGAACTATTTGATTTGCTTTTGATTTTTCAACTTCTTTTTCTATTTTTTTAATATTAATAGTAGAAGTATTAAGGGATTGCAATTTACCTTCTAATTTTCCATAAATAGTTAAAGCTTTATTTAATTCTTTAACACTATCTTTTATTTGATCATTATAATCTCCTTGTACTTTTTTTAATTCTTTTACAGTAGTTATTAATGATTTAGCATCAACATTTTTTGCTATGCTTGTATCTGGTATATTAGGATTTGATTGAGACGTTGCCATTTATTTATATTACTTACATATAAATATTTACTTTTTTGATTTTACTTTAGATACAAATGTAGATTCTTCTGATTTAGGTTTTGCAAAATCTGGTATTTTTATTTTATTAATATCAGTATTTTCAGTAATTACTTCATTTTGCTCGTCTCTTAATTTTTGTACTTGTTCTAAGTGTTCTTTTATTTTTTTTAAACTAAATCTTCTATGAGAAATGGGCATATTATAAACCTCTGAATAAGTAAATCCACCGCCTCCATGATAAGTTAATTCAAATACTTCAGTCATAAATTGACTTCTATATTCATGATTTGGAAACAGTGGACAATACTTATAGCTAATTATATCATTTGACATATATAATTAATCATTCATACTAGGAAAGAAAAATTCACCGGTCATTGGAAGATCAGTTTTTACTTCTGTTCCATCTGATAATGTAAAATTAATTGTTAAATCAATATCTGGTGTAACTGATTCTATAAACTTTCTAAGCTCTATTGAATCTCTTGATAATAAATAACCTTGATCAATAAAGTCTCTAACTGCTTTTATAGAATATTCACCGTTTATCGATGTTAATTGATGTTTTAATCTAGTAGTAATTACACCAGATTCTAATCCTAAATTCTTTTTTACCCCTTTTATTTCTTGATCTATTTTTTTATCGTCGGCTATAGTTAATATTTTAAAAGTTACTGTATTTTTTGAATATGGTAATACAAACTCAAATTCATTAGTATTATTAAATAAACTCCAATCTAATTCTTTATGAGATAATTCTTGTAAATCTATATTAACCACTTCTTCTTCTGAAGAATTTGGATTTTTATATTTAATAGAATAATCTTTACCGTATGCTAATATTCTAGAAGCTATTAATATTCCATTTCTATCTCCTATTGTTAAATCTTCATATGTAATTGGAGATTTAATTAAAGATTTTAACATTTTTTCAATAGCAAGACCTTGACGTAGAAGATTTACGTTTGTTAAAATATCCTCTTCTTTTGCGGTCATGTATTTAATTTCTACTTCTCCCGTAGATAAAGGATTTTCTTTTGGATAAAGTAAACCTTTTGACGGTAATTGAATTGTTTCTGTTGGTACTGTAAATTTTTGCTCAGCCATAAACTTTGTATTTTTATATATAAATATAACAATAAATAATTTTATAAAATAAAAAAAGCTCCTAGTAAGGAGCTTCTTCTAATATTTTTATTATTTAAGCATTAATAATTTAGGACGCAAAAATCCATTCCTATACTTAGTGTTAATTCTGTAGGATCTGATGTAGACCAATCATATGCACCAAAACCAGCTTCTTTAATAAATGCACCTTTTATGATCCATTCACTAACAATATCTCCAACTGGTCCTAAGATAGATAAGTTTAAATCTTTTTTGTAGAAGTCAGAATATCCATCACGACCAGTAACTGATTCATGATGTAGTCTTACCCACTCCATAACCGCTTGTTGACCTGATGGTGAAATAGGATTATACAAAGATAAAGTTATATCTTTCCATTCTGCTTTACCTTTTATCTTACGGTATACGTTAATATGATCTAATTTTATTTCATTTAAAGTTACACCTGGGGCATCAGCTTTTTTAATCATATATGAAGGAATTCCGTCTATATACATTACAAACCTATTTGATACTGTAGGTTCAAATGATGTAAACATTATTTCGTTTGGATCTAAGACTGCCATTTTATTCTAATTAATTTGTTTCTTTTATAAATATACGAAAACTAAATTTTTTTTAATCTTCTTGATTATTATAGGTGCAACGACTACCTCTATCTGCACTTACTACGGTCTACCTTAGTTTTATTTCCTTCGTCATCTTTTCTGTAGCACTGTCCATTTTCATAAACATAAATTACTTCGTACTCTTTAAGATCTTGAACTCCTTCTTCTAATTCTTCATCACTATCTGTTTTTTCTTCAGAAAAATGACTTTTAATTTTTTCTATAATATCTTCTATATCAAATCCATCATCTAATAAGAATTTTATAATAGGAAATATACCATTTCCACCTAAATCAGCAAATCTATCTTGTTGATCAACATCATCTGCCTCTTCAACTTTTTCAGGAGTTTTTTTTGTTTCTTTTTTAGAACCTGAATCAGATGTTTTCTTTTCTTTTACAACAGTCCAATCTCCAAAAGATTTACCACTTTTTTTTGTTTCATAAAGAGCATTGTAGCTACGATCTACTGCTTTCATTACAGTATCTAGGTAATTAAAAATACCATCTATATCTGATGCTTTAAACATCTTTTCTCCTTGTATATTTAAAGTATTTTGAGAATCAATAGTCATATTTGTAGCTGCAACCATTACTTTCTTACCTTGTGGTTCAACTACTCCTGCAACTAATCTTCCTATAAATCCGCTAGTAGCTTTTTTAGGTGCAACTAATATCATGCCTTTACGATTGGCAATTTGATATTTTTTACCATATCTATTTTTTATAGAATTAAATAAATCTAAAGATGTATCTTCATTAATAGTATTTTTCAAGTTTAACTGCTCTTTTACACTTTCATAAAGATGTGCAGGTACTTTAATTCTTAAAATTGTATTATTATTCATTTTATTATTTTTATTTTATATTATTGACCAAATGAAGTTCCTGTTGGCATGATATTAAAATCTAATTGTATAAATTCAGCTGTTTTTGTAGGCTGGATATATATTGTTCCAACTAATAGATTTCTGTCTACTACATCAGGAGTATTATTTGTTTCATCCATTACAACTTGGAAAGCGTATAAACCTTGTCTTTGTTGTACTGATTCTAAATAAGGATTAACTTGATTTAAGAATTTATTACGAGTAACTTGGGTATTAGGCTCAAATACAATTTGCTCTCCTAATTGACCAATATATGATTTTAATGCTATTAATAATCTTCTTACGTTAACTCTATCTAAAGCAGATGGTTTTTGTTGTAATGTTTTTTGGCCATAAATAACTGTACCAACTCCAGGGAATGTTGCGATAGGATTTACTTTACTTTGATAAAGATTATTACGATCGTTTACACTTAATTTTCTTTCTGGTTGTAATACTGTTGATAGAGCTCCTCTATTAAGACCTGCTGGTGCAAACCATTCGGCAGATACTTTATCATTATATTCATAAACTGCCGGTACTATAGTAGATGCAGGTACAAAGTTAACTTTACCAGTTTCACGGCTTCTAATTTGAATCCATGGCCAGTAAGTTGCTCCATATGAATTATCATAGCTAACAGCTTGAGTAGTTACTGTATTTATTGTTGATCCATATCCAACCATATCAATAACAGCTATACAATCTCCACGAAATTGTGCAAGATTTAAAACTGATGATACTTGAGATGGTGCATTTTGGCTAGTTAAACCAGGTGCATATATCACATTAAAGTCATATGCATCTTTATTTTCTAATAAATTAATTGCAATATCGTAATTACTATTAATTAAACCTTGTATATTATTTGATGGAGTAGTTGCTGCTACAGAAGGTATTTGTTCAAAGAATTTTACTCCTGCTGCTGCTGAACCATATAATTCTCCAACTGCTCCGTTAAAAGTTCCATTTGCTGATCCAGATCCTATTTGAGGAAGTGATCCAGTATACTTAGCTTGTGGTAAACCTACTTGATCAAAATATCCTGGTGTTGGTTGAAATACAGATTTTACTCTTACATATCTACTTTTATTTTGGTATGATCCAGTTAATTGTAGATAATAATCTCCAGTAGAATCTTGTGTAACTGTTTCAGTTTGATCTCCAATTACGTATGCAATATAGTTATTTTGATTAGGATCTAAAGATAAATTATTCCATGATTCTAATATAGTTTTACTATTTTCATAATCATCTCCACGACGAATAGATATACTAAATAAACCTGAACCTGTATCAACACTAGTTACTTCCCAACGAATATTAGATTCTGATCCTGATATTAGAGATCCAGCTGATCCTGTAGCTCCTGCATTATTCATTACTTTACCTACAGATAATGTAGCTAATTCAAATGATGCAGTATTGTTAATACCTGCTAAAGAAGCAGTTGCTGCAGTATAAGATCCTGAAGCTACTCTAGTAACTAACAAAGAATCTCCACCTTGTTCAAAATAATTAACAGCTGCAATAGATGTTAAATATTCATAGTTAACTCCACCAGAAATAAATGCAGCACCAAATATAGACTTATATTGTGAATACGATGTTACAACTGTTGGAATGTTAACAGGCCCAACTACTGTTGGTCCTATAAGTGCGGCACCTACAGAAATAGGTCCTTGAGTTATTTGTGATAAGTCGTTTTCATTCATGAAAACTCCTGGGCTAATAAGTGTTTCGGCCATTTATATTATTTTTATCTAGTAATAAATATCAAAACTTTATTGAAAACACTTTAATTAATTTCTCCTGTCTCGATATTTATGTTGACGTTTCCGTATTTAGCTTGTAAATCATCTAATACAGATTTTTCTCTTACTTTAATATCTTTTATTTTTTGTTTTTGTTCATCAATAAATAAATCTAACGTTATTTTTTGATAATTTAATTCTCCTAAAGCTGCAACAACATCAAAAGAATCTTTTTTAATTTGTTGTAATTGTTCTAATTCTGCTTCTGTAAGTTTTTTACTCATGACTGTTTTGTTTTTATTATAAATATTTAGTTAATTAAATAAAATAGCTCCTAGTATAAATAGGAGCTTTTTTATGTTGTAAAGTTAATTATTATTTTTTCTTTTGTACTTGTTTTTTTGGTTCTTTACTTTCTTGAACACTTTTAGTTTTTACAGGCTCTGGTTTTGGCTTTGCTGCAGTTTTTACTGGCTTTGGAGCTTCTACTACTTTTGATTGCGTTAATTTAGGAGCTTCTGTTGGTTTTACCTCCTCTAATTTAACATCTTTAATTAAGTCTTCTTTAATACCGAAGTCTGTAACAATTGGTTCTGGTTTAGTAATCTTGTAAGCAATATAAGCTGCTAAAACTAATACTGCTACTAACATTAATAGTACTGTCATAATCTGTTATTTTTATTTATAAATATACAAAAATAAAGAAAAAAGCTATAATTTTAAATTTATTGAGCTAAAATATTTAATAATTGTACTCTATAAAGTCTACCAGTAGTATCTAATGACTGTAATTCTTCTGCTTTTTGTTGAGCTTCTATTTCATTATCATACTCATAAATAGGATCATCTGGATTTATTTTAGCTACCCAAATTTGATTATTTCCTGGTATGAATTGCATTTGTACTTGATATATCATATTATTATATTTTTATTATATAGATTCTGTTGTTGTAGTAGTTGTTGTACTAGTTGTAGGATCTTCTGTTGTTGTAGTAGTTGTTGTACTAGTGGTAGTAGTCGTAGTTGGTTCCCAAGGCAACGGTAGCACTATCAACGGTGGATTAACTATAAGGTTTAATTGATTATATAAAGGTGTATCAATCATAGTCATATTCATAGACTCTTCTAACCAACCACATACTTGTTCATATGTTAATTGATCATACGGTATAAAGTTTTCAGGATCTGGCTGAGTAAAGTCTTGAATTCCAGGTATTGTTACACTATATTCTATGCCATCTTTTGTAGCACTAGCCTTTCTTACCCAATTTACTTTAATTACAACATCTGTTAACTCACCCTCTTGTTGTTTACATTGCATCTGTTCTATGATCCATGTGTAAGTTGTTTCCATATTTTATTCTTTTATTTGTTAAGATTATTTACGATTGATTTAAGTTCGTCTATTTGTTTTTGTTGAGATTCAATTAGTTTTTGTTGTTCTTTTATTGCCTCTATGAATAATCCGGCAAAGTTTCCATATGTTACACTATAACTATCATTCATATCGTCATAGTTTACTAGCTCTGGCATTATCTCTTTAACTTCTTGAGCAATTACACCTGTTTGTGTTTTTTTCTTCGGATCATCAATTCTATTAAAATAAACTCCTCTTAATTTAGTTACTTTTTCCAATGATCTATCTATTGTAACTATATTTTCTTTTTTTCTAACATCTGACGCCCAATCAACTACGCCGGTTGCATATATACTTCCTTGAACATATAATTTATAACTTGCACTTACAGTTGCTCCACCAATTGTAAATGAACCATATACTCTATTGTAATACCACAACCAACCCGCTCCATTTTCTTGATAAACACCTCCATTACCTCCTTCAAACATGTGATTATTCCAATATCCAGCAGAGTCTATAATATTTAATCCACCATATCCATTTTTATTATAACCAAATATTTCCCATGTACCATGAGTAGCTGACACACTTCTTCTAAAATGACCACCATAATCTTGAGTATAAATGCCTGTATCTCCATAAGGTCTAAACCAGTTAGTCGCATATACAGCACCGAATGTAGGATTAGTTTTATCAAATCCTGATAAGTTAGTTGCGGTTGTAGCAGTACCAGCGTTACCTGTGACGTTAATACCCCAAGTTCCGCTAGCTCCTCCACCAGTTAATGATGGTGCGTATGATGTATAGTTTCCAGCGTCTAAAATAAGATAGTTACCACCTCTAGACCATCCTCCAGTTCTAAGTTGATTATCAGTACCAAGGCCAAAATTTATTGCATAAGCACCTGGTCTATGAAAAGACATCATAGCTGCTCCACCTCCTTGAGATCTAATTTGTGGACCACCATGACCTCCATAATCTATATTTACTCCAGATACAGAATATCCTAGAGATGCTTGAGTAGATTCTATACCACC